CTGGGTCAGGATCGACTAGAGGCCGGGTTACGCCAAAAACACCTTAAAGAGTGTTGAAGCGTACAGCAGTTTCCCACTGCTGCCTTAAGATCTCCGTCGCAAAGACGGAGTCCGTAGGCGTTCGCTCCCAATTGGGCGCGACCGCTACACGACTTCGGTAGAGTTTCACGTCATGCCTGACGTTAATCTCTCCCGACACGATGCTGCCGTTAAGCATCCCTAAGAACAGACCAGACGGGTTATAAATCCGCCTTTTCTGCCCTCGGGGAGTGCGAACGACCCCTTCGCCAAAGCGAATGACCAGTGGCTTACTCACATACCGTCTATACATTATAGATTGGTAATGTGGGTGGAGCAACCGGTTTTTCACCAAGTCTAAGGGGACTTTTATTCCAGCGTCATCATTATCCCATACAGGAACAGGATTATCCTGAACTGTACGGAGAAGCATCTTAACTGTTTTGGACAGATAGATGCCGGTCTTTGCAGACCAATGGTTAAGCTGGTTTATTACGGCATAGCGAGACTGCATGTTCGATAAGCGCTTTACATAGACGCCTCGAACGTTATGACCACGAAAGTAGTCATGACCGCAGGACTCGCGGAACGGTCCTTCCAAATAGGACTTCTGCATGTTGACGGAAAAGCCTAGGTGTTCCAGGAGATGTATAACCGGGCCAACAATGATGTTGGACACAATTATGTCATCCCCAAAAACAGTCCAGGATTTCCCTGCTCTCTCAAAGCCTCGACTGAGGTATCTGAGACATGCGGAAACGACACAGCTAAAGACTATGGTCTGTAACGGGAAAGTATACCCATTACCCATCGTAGATATCATCTCTAGCTTAACTCGCCTGCCGTCAGGCAGGGTACACTCTGGTGATCGCAAAATACCTAAGAGGGATACAATATCCCTCGGAAAGTACTCGCGAATCATATTCCAGGGCATACTATCGGAAGCGGATTCTAAGTCGATAGTACAAAGACTATCTTCTAAGGACCCCATCCTAGCGAGCTCACGATTCACCGTCTGCTGTACTGAAAGGTCAATATTAAAGACCTTCTTTAAGCGTCGGGTTAAGATCTCAGCAAGGCCCAGCTGAAAGAACATATTCAAGTTGGGCTCAACTGCGATCACTCGTGATATGTCGACGTTCTTCGGCACAGTCGTGATACGGTTCCCTGGAACTACTTTGTATCCAAAGCCCTGACTGGTGCGAAATTGCTCCGCATCAGACCACAGGGGGGATATTTTAAAGTAGTTGAGAAAAGAATACTCCAGGGCACGGCTGGTACAAGCAAGGTCTGAAGAGAACAACTTCGTGTAGAAGTCGTTACCAGCAGATCCTAGCGAAGCACCAGGACCAACTCGAGCAGATTGGAGAATCTCCTCGAAGGTGGACACCAGCGGAACACGATTCCCAGGATTGAAAAACCGGTGCACTTCATCTTTGAAGTAACCGATTAGGCAATCAAGGTACAACGTTTCCCGCCGGTCACGCCTCCAAGTTCCACAGCGACTATTAGTCGCTAGGAACTTACTTATCGCACGAGCGTCCGCTGCTTGTCGCATCATTGGGTCATATTCCTCAAACTTTTTGAGGAGTGATCCTTTAATTTGATATGCAGCTGCTTCTCGAGCGGAGGTACAGGTTTGCAGACTCTCGCGTGGAGTAATCTGCGCGTCCTGTAAGTCCTGAACCAGGGCTTGATAAAGAGCATCAGGCTGTATGGCCATGTTGTCCTCACTAAGAACGATTTACGTCGTTAACCGATCCCTCAAAGCACGCTAAGCTCCCCGATGAGGGAGCGAACACAGCTGTCACTGCACGGGGCCGTAGTGGCCTTCATGCAGATCATCTGTGCTAGCGCCGCGAGGAGGGCGATGCTGGCAACCAAAAGTATCGGTTGCCCCTTCTTGCCCGGTCGCCTTTTAGAGGAGACCGGACGCGAAGGCATCGCCCCACTCGTTGCTTTGCTCCCAAAGGGAGCCGATATGGAGGGACATCGCAGCGGCCAAAGCCGGAAAGTCTGCCGTTTCACACCCTGCCGGAACCGTAACAACGGTCTCGATCAGGATGAGTTGCGGCGTCTGCCCGGCCAACGGGGTAGCACCCTTGCGGGTGATCACCTTATGGACGTTGCGTTGAACACGCGGCAGAACACCCGTCACGGGATTCACGGGCGGCAACCTGTTAAAGGTCGCCGGCCTGAAAACCGATAGGGTGAACGGCTTATCCACACTATTAATGGTTACACCGGACTGTGTACCGCCTAATGCGGAAACAGCCCATTGTTTGCCATTGCTAGAGGGAGGCGTGTCGGACACCAACGTATACGTTGGTGAGGTCAGGCCAGTGCCTGGGGCGCCCGTAACGGGCGATGCGGGGGTAAACCCTGCCATGAGACTTCTCCAGTTAACGGTGGAAAGGAACCAGAGCGCGTTGAGCGGCTAAGAGGGCACCCATATTGACCCACTTTGTACCAAAACCTGGAATGGTAAATTCCAGACTAGGTACTAGTGAGCCAGTGTAGGGTGCTCGACTAAACGCCTTACGCGACCTGAATTCCTGGACTCGCTGACACTTCGCCTCTATGGAAAGCGTCGTACTAGAGTTTGGCGTAACCAGAGTATCCTTCGCCTCTGATGAGGTGAAGTCAACTTCTGTTCGCGCCATCCAACGTACGTGCGATCGTAGATACGTAGCTGCGGAGATTATATCGCCAATGTTGGTGAAATAATCAACTAAGAACGAGTAAGGAATCAGCTCCCAAACCGTCGGTACAAAATCTTCGAGAAAATTCCCGGAGTGAGTACCAAACGAATTTGAGGGATGCTCCACACTCACGCACCCGCGGTATGTCACTTCTTTTTTAGCGTATTCCTCGACACGAACCTTAATGGAACTTATAAGGCCCGTTGAGAGGACTTCGCTAAAGGAGGTAGAGTACACCTCGTCTTTGCCAGAGGCATTGACGGGGCGCCACTTCTCCTCCGAAGTGAATCGGGAGTTCGCCAGCGTCTTCATGGCATCATCGATGTCATGGATAAGCGGGCGCCAACCGAATGCATACTCAAGGTATGTATCTGCTATAACACGTCTAGCGGCAGAGAGTCTCTTTCGAGGACTCACACGCTTTACCTGTCGGCGCCTTTTCTTTAAGGTACCGAGATAGGAAACGAGGCCCTTACGTAGTGATTTAGCAGGTGAACTTAGCATACGCAGAGTTTCGTTAAGCTCACCGAGGAACACGCCACCTTGAAAGGTGGTCTGAACCTCACGTAGCTTTTGAACGAACCTTGTCTTTGCGAGGTTATCTGCCGAGGAGAGGCTAGTGTTATTTACTACGGGACCGATCGCAAGATTGGCTCCGTATAGGATAACAGATTGCCCAGAGACATAAGGCAAAGTAACACAGGTGGCACCAGGAACCGTAAGCTTAGCTTTAGCGGAACCGAGGGCAACGCCTGACTTTCGGGAATACTGTACACCACTCATAAGAGTAGTGCACTGCATCCCATGAGCCAGTCGATACCTCCAATCCGGAAAGTTTTCGCCTTTGGTGATGGTGTTAACTGCAAGAAAGGGAAAAGTGGCATTTGAGGGCGCAAACGTGGTTCCACTACAATGATAAGTGGTAGACGTGCGCCCCGGACGCCATTCAACCCGATTTGTTACAGTACCCATGTCTCATTCTCCATAAGCAAGATAAAGGGACACGCGCAAACCTTACGGCTTGTGCATATAAGGCATCACTTCCTAGAAGGAAACAAATGCCGGGTCCCCGCGCCGCGATGTATTGTACACCCGTACCATACCCATTAAAGGGATCTGGTGGTGAAAATCACCGGGTTTCCATTGGTCGCGTCGCATGAAGTGACTATACCACTAGCTCTCGGAGGAACAAAGCCGTTTGATGTCTTTCGACGTCGCACGGTCCCATGCCTCGCAAATCGCTAGTTCGCGCAGCCGACGACGACTTTTAGCAAGTCGTAGGGGGAAGCGCATCACAAACTCGATTCCCGACGTTTTTCGCGCCGGACGATCGAATGTGACACGAAAACGGAACGCATCATCGTTTAAACGATAGATATGGACCGTAACGTGGACAAGAGCGGTAATACGAGACATGAAGTTTCTCCGTTAAGTTGATGGTATTTCACTTCTGGAAGAGAGGACCAGCCGGTCTCTCCATAGCAGACGTGCTATGAAAAGTAAGCCATACGTGGTTAAAACCACGCAGAGGGCGCCCGAC